AAGTAGTCGTAATTCTTCATCACTATAATCAGACCCACTTAAACCAGGAAGTTCTGCAGAGTTAAAATGTTTTTTTAAAGTATTATAACTCATTTTACTTACATCATATGGATACTTACCAGCCATTTTTATATTTTCTGTTTCAGATACAGCATCTTCAATTTTAACAGTGCCATCAGTATTATCATCTTCTTTTACTCCAACCATTAATTCTACAGTTTCATCCATTACAGGACCTTCACCCATCATGTAACCAGGTCGACCACCGTTTCTTAAATTTGCTATTCCACCTTTAGCTTTGTTAACTATAATTTCTTCTATCATAGCATCATATTCTTTTTTTGATATCTCACCATTTTTATAAACTTGTGGTATTAAAAGTTTGTAATATTGCATTTTTGTTTCTTCATCTATTTTATCTTCAACATCATTAAACAAACCATTTAAGATAGCCATTTCTTCTGACTCATTTTCTTTTCTTGGAAAAGATATATTGCCACCGTAAGTTCCAAATGTAACTGTGTCAGCTTCTGCTTCTTGTATAGCTACACCATCTTCATTACTTCCAGATTCAAATCCCATTCTTTTTACAACACCTGGTGCTTTTTTTCTAAGAGCTGTAATACCTGCATTAGGATCGCCACCATTTTTTAAACCTATAATCCCACCTCGTGCAACTTTTTGAAAAGAAGTTACATCTGCTTTAGATTCAGGAATTCCTGTAATTTCCATTGGAGTTAAATTTATATCAACAGCAGCTTGTGCTTCTTGACCAGCTGCTTGTTGTTCTTGCATATATCTTTTATAAGCGTCTTCTGTTAGTTCATTTAGTTCTTTTTGATTTTTATAGTCTAAATACGCTTTACCTGCAGCACCCCCTATTTTAATAAGGTCTTTGTATTTATCTGCATATTCTAAAGCTGTATCGACGTAATCTAAAATACTCATGAATCTATATTCCTTTGAAATTGTTATATATTAAAAACGCAGGGATTTCACCTGAACTTATACTATTATCCCTTTTCACCCAATAAATCAAGAGGTGGCATGATAACCTTAACATCAATCTGGCCTTCGTCTTTACTTAGATTAGCTGCCTTATAAGCTGCTTCATCTTTGTAAATCTCCCCTGTTTTAGCATTTTTATATGTTGTAATAATTTCTGTTGGTTCAATTAATGGCACATCTTTGCCATCTACTTTAACGGTTTTCATCTAAGTCCTATCTTGTTGTAATACACTTATTGTAACTATTGGGCTTACTACATCAGAAAGCATTTGAATCTTATCTCCTTCTTCTAGTACTAATACAGTTGAATCATCTCCCTTTAAAAACTCATGTTTAATAGTGGTTGCTAACGAGTGTTTATCATAAATAAACGCTGTGCTTGATCCACTATCATGGATAGATAAAGTCAAAGCCGCTGTTCCTACATTAGCATTATAAACAGAAATAGATTTAATAATACCTACAGTAGCAGTTGGTACTGTATAACAGTCAGCTGTAGTAGCAGCAGCCAAAGTAGTAATATGAAGTTTATATGCATTAGCCATTATAGTCTTTTTATAATTTTAACTTAACTTATAAACAATGTAAAGGCTTCTTGTTCATCCTTTAATTGTTGTTGATATGTAGTATTCATTTTTTGTACAATAGATATTACATTATTAGCTAAGTTTTGAACATTTTGTTGATCAAACTCTGGTCCCTCTATTGTAGATATTACTTCTGATATTTTAGCCATTATCTTCTACCTCCTGCGTGTATGTCTAGTCTAAAAGTTCCTAGTCGCCAGTTTTCTCCCGTGCCAGTATTTGCTACTTTAAATGCAATCTGACGAGCTCGGATTCTAGTGTTAAGTTGAGTTGTACTTGTAGTTGCTGTAAAATTATTATTTACTGCACTACTGTTGGGAAAAGCTTTTGTACTTAATGTTACTTGTGCATTACCTGTTTGAGCACCAAAGTCTGGAATAAATCTACTAATACGCATCATGTATTCTCCTTCTCCGGGAAGGCCTTGATCTTTACTAATATCATAATCTCCAGATTCAATATTAGCTGCAATAGCGTTTGTAGTGCCATTAGAAAAAACTTCATCAGTTCCAATTTCATGTTGCCAAAAATAACTAGCACCATTAGTAACTCCATTTACAACAGGTTCAGTTGGTGTAACTCCCGTTACATATTGTGTAGCATAAGGTTTTCCATAAACTCCTTCTGGAGTCCAAGTAGTTCTAGCAAGTGAACTAGTAGTCCATATAGGATCTGCGTCACTAGACTCTATATAATTGTAACTAACTGATCGATTTACTTCATCTGATCCTTGACTACAATAAAACCAAGTTACTTCACCAAATAAATTATTTACTGCTCCGTGAATTTGTTGATTAGCATTAACATTAATATCTTCAAATACATAGTCTTCTACAAGACAAGGCATACTGTAAACTCTACCTCCTGTATATTTAAAGAAACCATTTGGTCCCATCCAATAAGCAACACCATCAATTTCTACTGGTGCATGTTGACTAGATATTCCACAGTTAGTTCCAACTTGTTCAAAGCCAAAAGTAAATGGTTGCCCTACAAATTTCATAGTATACATTGCTGTATCAGACCATACATATAAAGCTGTTTTACCAGCAATAACTGCCATCAATTTAGATCCATCAGGTAATCTTTGAGATCCCGCTGTGTTAGTTGCACTAGGTGTGTAAGAATCTGTAGCATTAATACTTTCTTGATCTGAAAATCTTACAAACATATCATCTTGAGTTCCTGGAGAACCTATCGTTGTTTCTGTTCCTATAAAAACTAAATGTCTATCAGGAGTAGAAACTGCCATATCTCTTGATGCTGTAGGTGCATTAGCTAAAACAGTTGCTCGATTTGTTAATCCTGCACCACTTAAAGGATCCCATTCAAATACTTTTTTATTATGTACTAAAGCTAATAAATTTTCTCCATAATTTAATAAACGCCATTGACCTGGCTCAATAACAACTTGAGCTGAAGAACTTGCACTTCCCCATCCTACATAGCTACTTGCATCATAAACCGTTGCACCATTACTATGAGAAGACCTTGTGCTTCCGTTATAAGCTCTGGTAATTCCTGTTACTTTATTTCCTGTAATACCTGTATATCCAATTAATTCATTATCTACTTGAATAACTTCTGTAGATGAAGATGGAACTGTAAATCCAGTAGTTGATGTTAAAGTAATTTCTGTAGCTGAACCATTATTACCTTGTGTATCATCTGCTAAGGCACCATTTAATGTAGTTAATGTAGGTGGAATAACTCTACCACCAAAAGTATTAGTTCCCCAGCCATAACCATACCCTTGAGTAACTGGTCCTATTTGATAATAAGGATCTACTGTTGTTGTGGCAATTGCGCCACCAGTTCCTGTTTCAATATTTCCTGTTAGAGTAGTCATCTCAACAGTCAAAGTTGTAGTTGATGGAGTAGTTAATACTTCAAATAATTTTCCATCAAAATCACTTGTAGTAAAACTAGTACTGACTCCAGTCATAACTGTAGAACTATCTCTAAACTCCATAATATCTCCTACTTCTAAATTATGGGCTGTAGGAAAAGTTAATGTTAAAAAAGCTGATCCGTTAGTACTGCCAATAGCAACAGTAGTTTGAGATTTTGTAGTATCTATAGGAGTAATATCGTAAACAGCGCCTTCAAAATAAACATATAAAATTTTATTTGTTCCAATAGCTACATATTTATTACCAGTATTATCTACCCATGCGTGTTGATCTCTACCAGCACCTATTAAATTACTTGAAGTAAGTTGCTGCCAACCTCCAATTTTTTCAGGATAACTATATCTAAATCTCATATAGTCACCATTAACCCATCTGCCTTCGGCTCCAGTGTCTGAGGATTGTTTATCTAATCCAGGTTTTAATGTGATTTTTGTTAACATATATACATATACTCCAAGTTATAAAATATACTAGATTAAGGGATATATCAATATGATTTAAAGCAGAGGGAATCAGTGGTGGATCATCCCTCTGCAAGCCTAATGTATAGATTATTTGTAAAGTTTTGTCAATCGATAGTATAGATTAAGACTTTTCTAATCCCTTTTGTAGGAAAAAAATGATAATGTAATCTTTTATCTGTAATTAAAATTTTATACGCTTCTGGACTAATTCGTTTTAATTCTTTAGTTCCTTTTTTATTTAACAAAACAGTATCTCCATCTGCATCATTTAAATATATTAAAACCTGTCTATAATTAAAAAAATGATCGTCGTGTGTTTCACATCTATTTAAACCACCATTATAAAAACTTACATTAATGGCACATCTAAATATTTTAGTATATTTTATATTAAGTTTAGGTGCTATTTGAGATAACAATAATCGTAAAACTGGTGCTAAAGTACTGTTATCTAAGTCTGGGTTTTGTCGTCGTATTGCGTTATGAATAAAATAAGATGTATTATCTGGTCGGTTAAATAAATAAAAAGGATGTTCTTGATTTTTAAAAATATTATTTAAAAAATCTTTTTGTTTTTTATTTAAAACGTTTTTATATGTTTTCACTTTTTAGATAATTTAACGCCTTTAAACCAAGCAGGTAAGCCTAGTAAAGGTCTTTTATCTAAATAATTTTCTTTAGCAGTTTTAGAATTAGCTTTATTATAATGTAAAAATACTTGACCACAATCTTTACCTTTAAATTCTTCTCTCCAATGTTCAAGATCACAACCAGAATAGATTAACATATCACCTGGTTTAAGATCTACCTTAACACCAGCTTGTCCTTTTTTACCTGTAGGGTCTAAATATATTGGCCATGGATCACCACCTAAATTTAATGTAGTAGATATTTCACAAGAGTATCTATCTTTGTGACGAGCTAAAATGTCTCCTTCTTTGTATATTCTTGCATATGAATATGTAGGACTTAATTTAATACCAGTGTGTTTTTCCATTACAGGTTTTACTTCTTGTAATAAAGTTTCCATTGCAATGTCACTATAATGTGAATAAGTATTTGGCACTTGTTCGTCATTCCATACACCAAAATATTCTGTAAACGGTGAAATGTATTTTGAATCAAATAAAAATCTTGCAACATTTTTTTTATTTAAAAAATATTTATAAACAAACTCTGATAGCTCTGGTGAAATAGCTTTTTTTAATACTGTGTATTTATTATTTTTAAACGACATTTAACACTCCTTTTGGTATTGCTTGGCAGTTCCAATGTATAAATCTAAAGGGACTATAACCCATATCTACAATGTACTGATGAGGTAAGTATGATGGAAAAAATATTATTCTACCTGGTTTAACCTTATAACTAATTTGTGATGAAGCATAAGTTACTTTTGTTTTATCTTTTTCTGGTAACAAATTCATAACATTACCTGATCTAGGATCTTCAAACATAGGTAAAGATGTAGACTCATCTGCTTTTAAAAAATAAAAACCAGAGATGTGGCCATTCCAATGTGTATGTAAAGTATGATGTCCGCCACCTTTTTTAGCAAACTCTTGTACCCACATTTCTGTAGTAAACATTTGATGCCCCGACATATCAAAACCCATTTCATTTAATAGGTTATGTGCTGTAGCTCCTACATAATTTTGTAAGTCTAAAAAATTAGGATCGTTAATTAAAGTTGTTGAATGAAATACATGACCCATATCACCTTTGTCACCAAATTTTTTATTACGCTTATCAATAGCTGGTTTCATTTGTTTTTGAGATGCTGCAATATATTTATCTGATGCTTGGTTTAAACTGTCGACAAACTTAGGTTCATCTGCAAACCATATAGGACATTTAAAAAATTCTTCTAATTGTAATTGTTTAGGATAACCTGCAATTTCTTTTTTTATTTTTTGTTTTCTAGCTTTAGCCTTTTTCTTTTTCATATAATTAACTTGTTGCTATGTTAAGAACAATTCTTCTTTTAGTATCTGTTTGAACATAACCATTATGTTTTAAACTATTTTTAAAATTTAAACCTTGGTTTTGTTTAGATTTATATTCTTTATTATTAACTATCGTACCACCATTACATGTAGTAAAATTTAAAACGGTTATATCAACAGTATCCATAACTATACCTTTCTCGTCCTTTATATCATAATGTTCTGCATGGTCAATTCTTTTTCCTTGATTAGTATATAAATTTAATTTCATTCTTCTTAATTTAGTTATCTTTATATGTTTATCTAAAAAATATAAAATAGGTTCAAAAGTATCAAAATGTGGAGAACTTCTTCCTATTTCAAAATCCCATAACATATGAGTAAACATAAAATTATTATCGTTTTCTCCTGTATGTTCAGTCCAAAACCAATTAAATTTATCATTAAATATATTACTTAATTTTTTAAAAAATAAATTTGGTAACAAATTATCTATTATTTGAATGGCCATCCTAAATTCCATATTACTAAACTTTTTCTTTCTCCACTTTTAACGGGACATACTCTATGCCAAACAAACGAAGGAAACACAACTAAAGATCCTTTAGGTAATATTTCTTTACATTTGCGAACATTACGTTTTTTATCAGGGTCTAAGTTTCTAAAATCAAATTCTAGCTCCCCACCTTTATATTCTTTTGGATCTGATAATGTAACTGTTACAGATAGTTTTCTAATTTTACCATGTGATGGATCACCTTGTTGTCGTTGATAAGGTTTATCCCAACTATCACAATGCCAATCATAATATTGACCTTTATTATATTTTGTAAACTGACAAGACTCACTATGATCCCATTGATAATTCCAACCTGCATTTGCGTTTGCATTATGTATGTATGGCTGTATTTCTTTATATATCCATCTATCGTTCATCCAAACAATATTAGAATCTCTTTTCTTTTTTAAATCTTTAATTTGTTTTTGTGTTAATTTTTTATCGCCATAACCACCAGTAACAGCCATTTCATCTTGTATAGATTTTCCATATTTTGCAATATCATCACATATTCTATGTGGAATAACTGATTTAAAATACCAATAATAATTTGTTATGTTCATATATCTTTATGAACTTAATATAACATTTGTTATGAAACTGTCAATGTTCCTGAAACTGTAAATGTAGCTACTTTATAACTTCCAGCTGGACCAGGTAATGTAGAAACAGTATTTGTGCAAGGCGTTACTGAAAAAGTTTGCGTGCTTGGTCCTCTTACTACCACAAGTCCACTACCACCAGCTCCACCATCATTAACTCCACCACCACCAGCTCCTCCGCCAGTATTAACTGTTCCATTAGTCCCTGCTCCTGAAGGTCCTGGTGCTCCTGCACCTCCACCGCCAGCTCCACCTGCTGCAGGGGTCGCAGTTCCATAAATATTTCCTCCAGCTCCACCACCACCAGCTCTTTGAGTTGGTGTGTTTGTAATATTAGAAGTTACTCCAGCTCCACCTACTCCTGGACCTGGTCTATTATTTCCAGCTGCTCCTGCACCTCCACCTCCACCACCTGATCTACCTCCTGGAACAGAAAGTTCTCCTGTACCACCATCATTTCCTTGAGGAGGACTTGTTGGAGGAGTATTACCTGATCCAGCAGATGTACCACTTGTACAATATCCTTGACCACCACCTGATCCTCCGGGTGCACCACTTCCTGGATTACCAGATCCACTACCCCCACCACCAGTTGATGTTATTGAATCAAAAACTGAATCAGTTCCAGATCCACCACCATTGCCGGGATTAGCTCCTGCAGTTCCACCAGCACCTACTGTTATGCAATAAGTTCCTGCTGTTATAAATGCACTTCCTGCACCTAAAGGAGAAACAGTATAACCACCTGTAGCAGTACCTGCTGATTCTCTATAACCACCAGCTCCACCACCACCGCCAAAAGTTCCACCACCGCCACCACCACCAGCTATTACTAAATAATCTAAATTAAAACCAAATTTTGGCCATGTTCCTGCTCTTTTTGCTTCATACTGAGAAGACATTGACCACACACCACTTGCTTTTGTTAATTCTTTTACGACAACTATTCCTGGTCCACCTGCTCCACCACAACCAGGAGCTGGATAATCAGAGGCTCCGCCTCCACCGCCACCAGTGTTTGTAGTTCCAGCTGTTCCAGAGCCTGTTTTAGATGCAGCTCCACCGCCGCCAGATCCGCCTGATCCTTGACAACCACCATTGTGATGACCACCGCCACCACCACCAGCATAAGTTACACAAGATCCTGTAATATTAGTTGTTGTACCAGCACCACCATCACCACCTGATCCAGTTGCAACAGGGGGTCCTCCACCGGTACCATTTCCTCCAACAGCTCCTGAGCCTCCACCACCACCAGAACCTCTGTCAGCAAAGGCAGTTCCTCCATTATTCCCTTGTGATGGGTCAACTGGGGGAGTATTTCCTGATCCTATTGTTCCTAAATTAGATCCACTAACAGCAGCTCCTCCACCAGATCCACCTGGTGCTCCATCAAGTGGTCCCGTTGATGTTGGTTGTCCACCACCTCCTCCACCACCAGTTGATGTTACGGTTGAAAATACTGAATTGACTCCTTGAGTTCCTTGACCTCTGGAAGGTCCTGCGCCAGCTCCACCACCTCCGACAGTAACTGCATAAGGAGTTGATCCACAAACACTAATACATGAAACTTGTCTAAATCCACCGCCGCCACCACCAGCACCAGTTCCTTTACCACCACCTCCGCCACCAGCAACTACAAGAGTTTCTACAACTCTTGTTCCTGCCTGTGTTGTAAGTGATCCTGAAGATGTTTTAGATGTAATAGTACATTTTCCAAAAGAAGTATTATTAGCTACTCCAAGTATTCCACCGTTTTGTGAGCTGTTTGCTGGGCTCGCCATATCTTAAGTCTCCTATTCGGACACCCAAGATGTACCATTCCAGTTGTAAACTGTGGGTGTTTCCGCTGTATCGTTTATTTTTATTGCTTCCCAACCTTTAGTGTTGTCAGCGACATATTTTGTTTCATTCCAACTAATTAAATATCTAACACCATCATCTTCTAAAACTGTTGGATAAGTTATTGGTGCTTGCCAATCATCACTTGCATCAAGTGACCATGAAGCATGAGGTTGTGGTGATAAAAATTTATCTTTTACAGGATCGTAAATATCTCCAATACCTGCATATTTTTTTCTAAAATTATTATTGTAAGAAGTTTGTTTCCAAATTCCACCTTTGAAAAAATTAATACACCATGTTTCTCCATCTTGGTGCATATCTGAAGGAACGCAATCGTTTCCTACAACAACAACTCTTTC